TGAAATCAACTGGATATTCTTCCCAATCAAATATTGTTTTTATTCTACTTAAAGCTTTAGGCATTTGAATTCTTTCAAATCTATCTGACTCGAATTCAGTAATGTTTTTTGGTTCTTTAGGTAAAGCTATTTTAAGATTTTGTATTTCATAAACCTCTCCTATTTCTCCAGTCTTACTTATTATAATGATATCATATTCTTCATTATATCCGTATTCCCATTTTTTATATCTATTCTTATGCTTTAAGGTCTTAGCATCTACATGATCGTGTAGTACTTTATATAAAGTTTGCTTGTACATTATTTTGATCTACCTTCGGCAAAACCCTTAAAAGATTTTTCTTCTTTTTCTTCTTTAGGTTTATTATTTAATAAATCTTCTTCAGTTTCTATTCTTTGAAGTATTTCAAAAGCGTCAAATATAGCTAGCTTTTTAGTAGCTGCTGCGTTTTTAAGTCTATCAGCTGTTATGTCATCATCACCATCAACTATAGGTTCCTTAGCTACCTTGATCAGTTCTTCAACTGCTACTTGCCCAGCTAGGATTATATTCAACTTCGTTTTCTTTATTTCCATACTTAATTACAATATCATTAGATTTCATACAATACAAACGCTCTTTTTCTACGATAAAATCGTATTCACCATTAGGTGTGTAACCAACAACGCTTCCCTCGGTTATTCCAAGAGCTTCTAAGAAGCTATTACCTATTTTTAGTATACCAATAAGCTTTTTTTCTTTAACAACCTCTAAACTATTTTTATCTTCAAGTGGTTTGACAAAGCATCTACTATTAATAGACTTCCATTTGTTGTTTCTTTTATAAAGATACACTTGGTCTAAAGCGCAAAAATATAAACCATTTATAAAATTTGATCTACTTTTCTTCTTAACGCCTTTCATATCATAAAAAGTTCTAAAAACATTATGATGTATAATGATTAAGTCACCTTTTTTAATAGGTGTGTTAAACGCAACTGGAACTTCTACAACTTCAGCAACGTTGTTAACAAATTTAAAACTTTCAATCTTAGTATTTAATACTAGCTTTTTATCTCCTATAGTTATTTCGTTATCGTATTCTTCACCTAACGGTTTAACTATAAAGTCATATAGACTTCTCATTAATATTCCAGATCATATTCAACTGATATTGCCATGTTAGAATTAAATTTTTTCCATGGCAATACTTCGTTGTTTTTTTTGATATGTATATTATAAGATTTATCGGCGTCTTCAAAAAGTATATGAGAAATCTCATGACCTCCATAAACTTGTTGTCCTACGGCATAATGCATTGCATCATTTTTGTAGTCAGAACCAATACTTATCTTTCTAATATTATTTTGCATCTTCTTTTTCGATATCAGTATATTCACCGCTCGATAAATCAATGTTAATTTGACCATATTCTTCTTCAAGCTTCTTTTTAATCTCGTCTAGTTCTTTAGTAACTTCTTTAAAAGAATCATGTACTTGAAACTTTTGAGATTCTAAAACACCTAAAGTTCTAAGCGCTTCATTCTGCTTAGCTGTAAGTTCTTGAATTTCTTTTAATTCTTCTTGTTTAATTGATTTTACTTCTTTACCTTCTACTTCAATTGTTTTTACTTTGCTCATAATTTAATGATTTAATTTAATTGTTATTAATTTTACTAATTTGTAAGTTGCTATTGACAACCAAGATACTACTAATGCTCCTAGTACAGTTACTGGATTCATATACAGGTTTGACTCTGTGCTCATAAACTCTGGATATTTATCAAATAAAAGACTACAAACACCTAAGTATATTATTGATACTACAGTTATTTTTTTCATTTAATTAGATTTAATTAGTATTACTTATTATTATTATTACTTATACTTTTAAACTTTTCCACTCCACGAGAGCCAAAATAAGCTATATAAACTGTTGTTAGTAATTGTTTTAATAAACCTATCCACTCTTGCTCTACTGTAAAAGATATTTCGTGATGACTATCTACCCATATAAAAGCAACAGCCATTACAGATAAAAATATTAAAGCCATTGGACGCGTGTTTTTACTTAACCACGAATCACTTTTCATATCACTCTCCCAACGTGAACTTATCTGAGCGTCTGCTTCATTACTAGCTTTGTCCATTATTTCTTGGATTTGCTTTTTAATTAACAGTTTTTCTTCTTCCGTAGTAGTAAGCTTATCGATGACGTCACCAACTTCTTTGATAACGCCACCCGTAAGCCATTGTATTATTTTCTTCATGATATTTTTGTTTCTAAAACTTCTCTACCATTTGGAAAAATGTAATCATAACCAGGGTACATAATAGTAGCATAACCTCTGTCATCAATTCCTAAAACTTTACTTTCAACACCTTTCATTGTTATTGTATTACCAGGTATTAAATTATGTTTATTGTTGACATCAGGACTATTTTTTAAATAACCTTTTTTTGAATACATTATTTAGTCTTGTTTTGGTTGACCACCTTTACCATCATCATCAAATATACTAGAAAGATTTCCAAAAGTTTTACCTTCTCTGGTTAATTTTCTTGATTTTTTGTAATGATCTGTTTCGAATTTTTTTGCTCTTCTTTTATCAGCAATAGAATTACCAGTACCTTGTCTTGGTTCGCTTGAATGACTAGTTTCGTCAGGTGTTATAAAATCTAAAGCTTGGAAACCAACATCTCCTAATCCTCTAGTTATAGTTCTACCTACTTTTTTCAAGAAATCAAGTTGAGCTGGTCCAGCCATTACATTAGCAACAGTGTGAGCCATTGTTTTTCTAGCGGCACCAGGCTTTTGTTGGTACCCCATTCCTCTTGAAGCACCTATCCCGTCTTCAGCGTAATCAGGAATTTTATTTCCATTAGCGTCTGGTTTCTTTTTACCAGCTCCCGAGTAATCGGTATGAGTTGCTGATTGATCACCTTTTTTAGAGCCTCTTGTTGGTCCGCCTTCCATTTTTTCTATTTTTTTAATTTTTTCTGCAGGAACTTTTAAATCTGCACCTTTTACTTTTTTAGCCATTTTAATTATTTTTAATGTTTATTTAATATTTATTTTATATTTTTTTCTGCGTTATATGCATCTTTCTCCCAAGGTCCTTTACCTGCTTGCATTACTGAATATGGGAAAGTTTTT